TTGAGAGACGAACTCAAGTTCACCAAGTTTGTTGGTCGTTTGAGAAAGAGATTCTCCAACATGTTTAATGACATGCTGAAGACCCAATTACTCCTGAAGAATATAATTACTCCAGAAGATTGGGAGATCATGAGTGAGCATATTCAGTATGATTTCCTTTATGACAACCACTTCTCTGAACTGAAGGAAGCAGAATTGATGAATGAGAGACTGACTCTTGTTCAAACTGCAGAACCTTATGTTGGAAAGTATTACTCTCAGGATTATGTTAGACGTAAGATTCTGCGTCAAACTGACATGGAAATCCTTGAGCAAGATAAGTTGATCAAAAAAGAAATCAAGGATGGTACGATTCCTGATCCTGCAACTATCGATCCTGCAACCGGAATGCCTTTTGCACCAGAGACTGCAGCAGGTATGGATTTAGGAAAACCACAGATGGAACCTGAAGCAGATGGATCTGCAACAGAAGCACCAGAGATGCCCAAAGGCGGTGAGATATAAATACTCATTAGTCGTATATAATACACTTAAATGGATGACCTTTTAGATATGATCCAAACTGATGAGTCACCCTCTCAAGTCAGTGATAAGATCAAAGAACTTCTCTTTGCTAAATCTGCAGAAAAAATCGATGGTTATCGTTCTTCGGTAGCATCTTCATTGTTTAATGAACCTGAGGAAACTGTAGAGGACGAAGAGGAAGAAATCACTCCTGACGAAGAGTGATTATAAATAAAGAAAATTCTTTTAAACAATGTCTAGAATAATCGTTTCTGCCGGTGAAGCAAAGCTTAGTCCGGGGATTGGCAATTCAACAACTGTAGGAAATGCAAAATTCGTTAGAGTTTACAACAACTCTGGCGCTGCTTCTGCTTTGTATGTACAGGATGCTAATTATTCTGGCATTGGATCTATCACTATTCCTAACGGAACAATTGAAACCATTGAAAAGCATCCCGAAGACACCATTTACTATATTGGCAGCGGCACGATGCAAATTGCACGAGTAGGAGTTAGCGCGTAAACCAATGAAACTTATCAGAGAAGAGATCGAATCAGTTAAATTTCTTGTAGAGACTACGAAGTCTGGCAAGAAATCTATGTACATTGAGGGAGTTTTCCTTCAGGGTAACATCAAGAACCGCAATGGTCGTATGTATCCTATGGAGACTCTTCGTAAAGAAGTTTCTCGTTACAATGAGAGCAATATTGTATCGGGAAGAGCACTTGGCGAACTCGGTCACCCTGACGGTCCTACCGTTAATCTCGACAGAGTTTCACATAAAATCGTATCTCTGAAAGAGAGTGGTTCTAATTTTATTGGCAAAGCGAAGATCCTCAATACCCCAATGGGTAACATTGCATCTTCACTTATTGGTGAAGGCGTAAAACTCGGCGTTTCTTCTCGCGGTATTGGTTCTTTAAAACCAACTCGTGAGGGTGTTAACATTGTTGGTGATGATTTTATGTTAGCAACTGCTGCTGATATTGTTGCCGATCCTTCTGCTCCCGATGCATTTGTTGAGGGTATCATGGAAGGTAAAGAGTGGGTTTGGGAAGGAACTCTCCTTCGTGAAAAGAAAGCAGAAGAAATTAGAAATTCTGTAGAAAGACTCACAGTTCAGAGAAGATTAGATGAACAGAAACTGAATCTGTTTAATGATTTTCTTAAAAGTATCTGATTTGATACATAAAATATTTTAATTTATAAATAAATATAGATTTTATCCAGGATAATCGGAGCGTTCAAATGTCTCGTGGAGATTTACAAGAAATGGAAGTAGGCACAAAGCAATCCAAAACTGCTGTCAATGC